AACACATTAAGGGAAGCCATTAAGTAAATGACACTTGAATTAGATGATAAAAAATGTAAGCACTCTTTGAGTATTTTACAGTCTAAACGAGGCGAAACCCCTAAGATATTGGTGTACTTCATGTGGGCTGAAATATACAAAAGAAATTATCATAAGAGAAATTGAGACCCAACTAACGAAAGGAGAACAATAATGCAGCAAGTTAAACCTAGTATTATCTATGAATGTCCTATTTGTAAAAAACAGATATTCTATATGCTAACTAGAACTATGACTGTAAAACATTTCCATGAATGTTATCAAGCCTACATTATGGAAAGAAGAGAGAATTGAAACGAGAAGAAACAGCAGCACATTCTTAAATTCCTTTATATACTAAATGAGCAATCTTTTTAAAAAACAAACTACACTATATTATATAATGCCTAAAGGAGAATCTGAGATGGATTACAATAATAGAACATTACAATCAATCATATTTGATCAAGCATCTAGATATTTTAAATTTACAAAGGCACACACAGAAAGAGTTTTTGATAAAGAAACCGCAGATTTGGCATGTAAAGTAGGATATACTCTTAATATCGCTTCAGGCATTCATAAAACATTCAAACAAGAAAAGAGATTAAAAGCACTAGAAGAGAAACTCAAATCATCAAATCTATCTCTCCCTATGAGAATGTTTGAAGAACCACAACTGGAAAAATACAGATAATAAAGTAATAATAATGTCTACTCGCATTTTGTCTAGTCACAAATGTATACCTAATAATTTATCAAGGGGGATCTTGTTAGATGCCAAATCACACATTTGATTATCGCCTAGAACACGTAGAAGCCCAATTAGACGAGATAGATAATCCTAATGCCCAACAACAACTAAAGGCCAACAATGTTTGGGAATGGATTCAAAAGTATCGACCAAACGTAGGCGGTGAGGCCAGAAACTTTGATCTTATCCCATTTTGGAAGGAATTCTATATGGACCCACATAAGAGAAAGGGTGCATTATGTGGAAGACAGGTATACAAATCAACTGCAGCAACAGATCATTTAGCATTTGTCCCAACAACTGGAGCATTCAAAAGTACAGGATATGTAGTACATGATCCTGACAGTTTAGAAGCTTTCTCTATAGAAAGAGTTAGGGAAGGAACATTTTTAGCTAATCCACAACTAGCACCATTTTTACCGCATGGACGAGCAAATGTAAAGACTATACGCCTAACAAACCACTCACGAATGTACTTTAGGCATTCTCAACATAATTACAGTAAAGTTGAAGGGCTTACATTATGGTTATTGGTGTTAGATGAAGTACAAAAACAGGATTTAACCAAACTGCGAGTAGCCATGCATACCATTAGAACAACCAAAGGACCATTAATCATGTTTGGTATAGGTGGAGAGGAAGGCAGTTCCTGGCATGATTTGATTATGAGAGAAGCAGAAATTTATGACTGGGTATATGATGATAAAACAGATTATGTCGATTCCGTTACTGGAAAGATATGGCCTAACCAAGGATGGAGAAACAAGCTTTTATTTGATGATGAAGGTAAAATAATTAACACAACCGAAGATATTTCTAAAATATTAAAAGGTGAACTTTCTCTTATTCACTCTCCAACTTCAGGCGTAGCTACATACAAGATTTATCATTTCCCTCAAGAGATATTCGCCACTATTCCATTGACTATCTCTGATTGTGTGAGATATAAGATGGAAATACAAGACTCTGTAGAATACCAAGAGATACACGAATCAGATGATCTATTCCAAGCTCACTGTAAGGGATGGTTTTATACAGCCAGAGGCAGGCCACTTACCCTTAACATGATTAGAGCGTGTTATAATAGTAAGATAGGTTTTCTCACGCCTAATGAAATACGGGTCTTAAAAGAAAAGTATGGTAATGATCTGTATGTAACTGCAGGGATTGACTGGGGTTCTAATAAGAGTGGTAAATCATACACTGTCTTTACTGTATTACTCTGTTTTAGAAAGACTGCATATGAGCCTGAGCATTTCCAAATAGGATATCAAAAGAAATTCCTTACCGAACGATCAGATACGGAAGAGGCAATAGATATTATTCCATTAATTATAAAATACCACGTGGATAATACTGCAGCAGACCTAGGATTTGGAAAGTCTGGCGTTAAAATATTACAAGATGGCCTGCCAGATTTAGGCGTTAAGGGAATAGGAAAAAGTAGGGTTAAAGGCGTATTTACACTAGGCAATCTAAAAGAAGAAACTCACACATATCAAATGGATGCAGACTGGGATGAGAAGAAATTTGGTGTAAAGAATCCATATCTATCTGTACACAAAACAGAAAGAGTAGATAGTCTGATACAGATAATAAAGTCAACAATACCAGATAAAGAAGATCCAACCAACAAAGACAAAGCACTCCCTAAACTAGTTATTCCGTATGAGAATCCTCATGATGTAGACTCTTTAGAACAAGGATTACTCAAAATAAAGAGAGCAGACCTAGAAGATGATACACTAGGCATAAAATCAGAAGGTGATAAAAGACAAAAGCCTGAAAAGTTATACGAGCACTACTGGGATGAAGTATCTGCATTAATTCATGCGTTTATTGCATTTGAGAACTATGATCCATCAGCCTTTACTATGAAAGTAGTTAAAAGAAAGATTAGATAAAAATGAAAGTTATTAAGAATAATATTAATTGTTGATACTATTTATTAAGAATAACTTTATTCTTAATAACGTGGTAACGTGCCTAGGTTACAAACATGGAACTGGTTGTAAAAAAGTAGTTAGAATGCATCAACATGTTAACTGTTGGGAGGAATACCAATTATGTTCAAAATGCTCAAAAGATCCTCGTACCAGCCAATACAGATTAGCCATAAAGAGACTAGTATCATAAAACACATATATTTTTTAAACACACATGCCAATTATGAAATGGCCTACTATACCAGTACGAAGTATTAGGAATAGTATGGCGAAACTTATCCAACCACCAAGTTACACTCCAAATACCACAAAAAATGTGCCATCTCTATCTTTACAAGCCTTAAGACATCATATGAGCACACCTATCACTGAACTATCTCCTGGCATGTCTCAACCAGTATGGGGACCAGAACTATCTACAGTAGGAGCATATTCTAGGGAAGGTTATACATCAAAAACATTTGACAGTCCTGCAATTCCATTTTCTACACAGGCCTTAGCTTTACAAGTTGACGAAGATGTACAGTTAGTGATTAATGGATTATCTTCGCAAGTTACTGGAGGCGAGCATTATATCAAGACTGCATCTCAAGAACTAACAGAATATTTAGAAAAATTCTCACATGATATAGAGTTTGACACATTTGATACAATACTAATCAAAGAATTATTATGGTTTGGAAATTCAATTTGGAAGCCAAGAATGGGAATTAGTAATGTAAGATCTTTAGATGATTTAATGCACATTCCTATCTCTTCATTTGTTAGAGTATGGTGGGATAGACAGAGACAGCCATACAAGTATGAATTTAGAGGAGCAGAGTATCAGGGATATCATAATCCTGGTGAGATTATTCATTTTAACTGGAATCCAGTTAATGCCTCTATATTTGGCACAGGCTTTGGAGTATCGGCTACCTCACAAAGAGTATTTGATATGGTGATTAGTGGTGATGATGTACAATCAGTAACATTACCATCAATGCTTGATAGAAAATATGCAGTTGAATTTATAATGCAGATGGCAACTCAGAGATATGTAACAAGAAATGTATATGTTGCACCAGGAGCTACTGAAGATGAAAGAAATCAACTGCAATCATTTGTAGAACAATTGCAAATAGGCCAGGACTTAGTAGCAGGAACACAGTTAGAAGTTAAAGAACTTGGCACCAATACACGTTCATTTAATCCTACAGAATTTACTGAAACTGTAAACTCACCAATTATGAAAGCACTAAATGACTTTTCAGGAAAACAGGGCTCTGAGAACTCTCACACATTTGCAAATGCAGAAACTGCAAAAGAAGAGTCAGACGGAGGATTAGCAGCATTTACCATAAATGCAAAAACACAGTTAGCAAAGAAGTTATTTCGTCCTTGGTATGAAGCAAATCCCTATATGGGCATGATGTATTTGGATGGACTAATCCCTGTAGAATGGAATGATGTAAAGTTTGATCTTAACTTTGGTACAATAGAGAAAAAAGATATACCAATAGAGCAGAGAATAAAACTAATGGAGATGTACCTTAACTTGCCAATTCCTAAAAATCCAAAAACAATAATGAAAATGTTTGAAGAGGCAGGACTGCCAATTAATGATGATGACTTTGAAATGGTAGACAATCAAATGAACGATCCTACAGGTATGGCAGCACTAGGAAAATTAGATGAGAATCCAGAAGAGAACTTACCACAAAGTGATATTGGAGGCGGAGAGGTAGAGCCACAGTTTAACAATCAAAGTATGGGAAATCCTCCAAACGAAAATGAGATTTATGATGATATGGTAGTAGATGTAAGGGGAGATGATATGTTACCTAGTAATTATCATCAGTCTGATGTATCACAGGACTTTGATACTGGAAGATACTATGAGACAAAGAAGAGAAGAGAAAAGAAATGAAAATTAAAGTACTAACAAACTTTGGAGTATATTTTATAAATATTCCAAGTTTTAATCCTAATCATTTTTCTATTAATGAATATTCTGAAGAAATAGTGGAGTGTTTAAAGTAATGCCAGAAAAACTTGAAAGATGTGTAGATAAAATAAAAGGAGAGAAAGGTATAGACTCTGCATACGCTATTTGTAATAG